AACAGTAACAGGCAATGGAACAGGGCTAACTACGTTAACATTTAATGGATCAGGAAGAACGTTCTCACTCATTTAAACCGCGCTCCATTCGTTTCCGTCATATGCCAATTTCATCGACCAAAACTGCACATTAATTATCTTATCAGTCACACCGTCAATCACACCTAATACGGTCACTTGAGCATCTTTTCGCTTCACGTTGAATATGTCTCCTACAATCGGATTAATGGGAGTCGTGACGTTAATAGGGCTTGAATTATTGCATATTATTATCTCATAAGCCCTTGCCGTTAAACTGGTTGTTGTAGGAATAACTACCTCTTGTTTCTTTAAAATGTCTGCTATCAATCCGCCCAATCTTAAGACTTGAGATATTTGGACGTTTATTTCACCTGTTTCATCCGTAGTGGTATTGACTTTGCCGGTCAGTTCTTCAATGTATTCAATGAACCGTCTAGTTCCTATACCACCAGCATTAGATATGTTCTCGCCACGCCTTAAGGAGATTAATTTAGCCACTAGGGCCACTCTGACTTACTACTGCTTTAAGCCCCCTTATGACTGCTTTCACTGGATCAGTAATGGTGAATCGAAACACTCTAAAAGCAGAAGATCGGCCATTACGCCGCCATTCTGTTTCCTGCATAAACGCGCCAATCTTGCCTATTTTACGGGTTCTGCCATTGCCAAACGTTTTTGCGTTATCAGAAAATTCCATCAAGACTTTAGGATTAGAGCCTTGTCCTGTGGTCGTGCCCACACCGGCCTCTAAATACAACACTATTTTTGAGTAGAATAAAGGGTCTTCAGAATCAGATATGGTAATACTCGTAAACTGTCGCATGATGGTATTGTCTAATTCTGTATATGTGTTCTTATCTAATACGCTGATTGCCGATGTAGTAGTGCCGCATAACAACTTGCCATAAGCCGATACAACTGTATTCACATTCCACCTGTTATCACTAACACCGCTCTGGAATTCAAACCAAGTCGGGATACCTGTTATCTTTGAAGTGGTCGCATTGTAAGCAAAAGTCCTTGAAGGTATTCTTTTAGATTCAAACGTAAACGCCGCTATCTGGTTGCCTCTGTCGAAATAGGATATGGCTTTACAATCAGCGATCTCTTCTTTAGTAAACAACTGAATTTGTTCATCAATCGCATCCGTTGATATCTTGCCAGCCGTTGCGCTATTTAATACTTGATAGATGGCCGATAATTCATTAAACCCACCACCCACAAAGGCGAATGTTTGATCTAAATCGACCACACCAAACTTAGCATGTAAACCTTTCTGGATAATCGCGCCTTGAATTCTCTGAAATGGGAAACCTGAACCGCCTATGTTCTGAAACAGTTCTAAGGTCTCAGTGCCGAAAATATACAACTCGTTATGATTCACATGAGCCGCGACTATTTTATCTGGATCAATCTCAGCCGTACCAAAATCTAACGCTCGATAGTTTAGAGGATCGTTTAACGCTGAGTTAAAAAAGACACTCCCATCTGAAGCAGTGAACACAAAATAACCATCTTTAAAAACAACTGTATCTGAGGTAATAAAATCAGGATCGGTAATAGTCGTTAAGTCAGTCCCATCCCACACATAAGACAAGCCATTAGGAACGACAATAACCAGCTTGGTGCCGTTATCCGCCATTGATACGCCACCTGTCCCTGAGATAGCCCCTAAAGAAGTTGCCACCCCTGCCGAGTCGATACTATACAAAGTGTTCTGATTGACAAAGAAAGGCACGTCAGACATCACATGAGCGCCCCTGTTTACAGGATTAACTGTAGAGAATAGATTCTGGCCTGGTGTATTATAAAGTGCTGTTTTAGCGCCTTCTGTTTGAGGGATAACCGGAAACCAACCGATACACCGTTGCGCTGATATCGGCAAAGATTCCGACTGATAAAAGCCGCCACCGATAGGAAGCTCTATTTCAGCCATTAGAAATTCTCTTTCTGATTTTGATTAAAGAAACGCCGATCATCAATATTGTCATAACATTGATTGCCTGAACCTATTGGCAAAGTATCGGGTAATGATGGATTAATAGGCCGCTGAAAAGCATTTAATACCGCGTTCATGCTTTTAGAAGCTGATATAACTAGACTTTGAGGGATTGGAGCGCCGTATTGACCGCCCATGTAAATGGCTAGATTGTCCTTGTACATGCCTTCAGCTTCACGAGGGATATTGATTATGTCGCCTGTTTCAGCAAGAGGAACAAAGCCTAGCGCAATAGTGCCAACTTCTAATGCGCTCGCCCAATCGTTTAAGTCTTCGAGACCGTCTTGGATTTCATCTGCTTCAATAGGTGTTTCGGCAGAAATCACCTGTATACGCCTCAAAGCACCTTGGATAATATCAGCAGCAGTAGCCATTTAAACCTCTTTAGATTTTGCTTTAGTTTTTGACTTAGCTTTTACCTTTGGTTTTTTGAACAACCTTTTTCCAATCCATAGAAAGGGCCATATCAGACGTGCCTTTGCCATCTCTTAATTCAATAATAATACCGTTGGGTTTTTCCCACTTGCTCATGCTCATAGATTTTACTCCAAAGAAAAGCGACCACAACTAAGTGGCCGCTATGTCTAATTAAGAACCGAAACCTTGACCAGCAAAGAATGGGTTCATAACACCATAAGCAGGGCGGAAATCGAAACGCACTTTCTGCTCATTCTCTAGGAATCCAACACCTTTAGAGATACGGAATTGCAAACCGTCTTCAGTGGTTGCGACTGTATCTGTGGAGTGAAGTTTCTTAATTGGTACAGAACCAACCGAGAACGCTTGTCTATGCCAGAACAAATTAGGCTGGATAGTAGTTGTATCAGAGCCTAAGAAGGTCACAACATCACCAGACAATGGAGCCTGAGTCACAGTGTTATAAGCGCCTAAAGCCTCAAAGATTGCAGGGCCAGTGACTGTAACATTACCAGCACCACCAGTAAGCGTAACAGCTTCTGTGACTGTTCCAGTCCATACAATAGCCGCGCCAGTTTCATCAAGAATAACTTCTCTTGTTGACAGGTTAAGACGATTGATTGCACCAGAGGCAGCAGTAATACGGACAGTTTCACCCGCTCTAATCTCAGTAGCGCCAGCACCTACAGCAGTCACAGCCAGAACTTGAGTCATAGTATCTTTAGCAGCCAAATAAGTAACTGTGGGACTACCTGACAATGTGCCAGCTCTGTCTGATTCTGTGTCAGTGATATAACTACCCAAAGTAGTGGCAGTCATTACACGCAAACCAGCAAAGTTATCATTGATGATAGCCTTGTCTAGAGATGTTTGAATTCTTCCACCGGCAGCACCACCAGCACCTAAACTAAGGTTTGTGCTAGCAAGTTTACGCTGAGTGAATGGATTCACTGCATACATCCACATATCATCCATTGGAACACCGGAGGCTTGCATAATAGCGCCAGCTTCAGCAATATCATCCCAAGTATCGGCAGCAGTACCAACATTACCAGCAAGCAATGCAGTATTTTTCATCATAAACTTAGCGAAATCTAACTCGAAATCCGTTTTGATGCGAGTCGCTAAAGGAGCTAAAAGCTGGTCAAGTTGATCCATCTTAATAGCTTCGTCTGCTTCATCGTAATCAACAAAAGCAGTGAAGTAGTCTTGAACTACGCCTGAAGCTTTACCTGTGATTATGTCTGAAGCGGTTGCACCGGAAACATCACCGTTAGCCGTTCTTACTGACTTGTAATCAGTGGGACGTTTAAAATCTACAGTGTCGCCAGTTGAAGGGTTGAATTTACCCGCTAAAAGCTGAGTATCTACGTTCTTAGATAGCACACGTTCACTATCAAACTTTTCTAAAAATACACGAGCTAGTTTTCGTGTAAAATTACTGTCAAAATTATTAGCCATGAGAAATAACTCCTGTTATTCATACTTGGCACCTTTTGGCCCTCTTTCCGTATTTACCACTCCTCCGGCTTTTATTGGATCGATAGGTTCAGGCGCTGAACTAGGTTTAATTGTTTTAGGTTCAGCTAATCTTTGAGAAATCTTACCAATTTCTATTGCCGCTGCAATCGGATTCATGCTAATTATCTTATCTGTAAAATCTAAATGCGTTGCTAGATAATACGCTAAGTCCGGCCCTTTAGGATCTTCCATAACAGCCGCTAATACTGTGGGCTGTAGTGTTGGCATATTTCGCAACACTTCCGCAAAATCTGGCTTCTCTTTTGCTAAATCTTCAGCATTTTCGAGAAACTTTGCGGTTCTGGCTTCACTTGCTCTGACCTCTGAATCTTCTTGCTGCTTGATATCATTGGCTTTTAAGCGTTTGTCCACTTTGAAATCAACCAAGGCGCTTTGAAACTTGCCTTCATCAAACTCAAAATCTTCAATCTTAGGCTCTACAAGTTCGCTAGATTTAGACTTTTCAGCCTCAATAGCATCCATCTTCACTTGCAAGGCTTCATACTTCGCTTTAAATTCCCACTTATCAGCTGTAACCTTGTTAATTCGCTTTTGAGCACGTTCAGAGAGTTCTTTATCATCCTCGCTTGGCGTCTCTTCTGCTTGAGCTTCAACCTTTTCAGGTTCGGTAATCTCTTCCGTTTGAGGGTCTGATTCCTCGGGTAGTTCTGCCATTGCCTCTTTAATTGATAAATCCAATTCGTTCAGCTCTGGTGTAGCCAGTTCAGCTTCTGCCACTTTCTTTCCCCTGTAAGCGAAATATTTCAGCCTTATCTTAAGGTGATAAGTAAACCTTATGCTTTATTTTATAGTAATAGCTTTAGCTTATCAAACTATTGACGATATCAGCGGCTTGCACACTATTAGGCCCGGGGTCTATTGCTTGCTGCCCTTCTGCGACTATGTCTCTTTGTTTAATAACCAGCATCATTTCTTGAGCCGTTATAGTTAAACCACCAGCCTGTTTATCCAATAGTGTTTGCACCATGATATCCAAAGTCTTGACTGTTTCTTGTTGGCCTTTTATCTTAACATTTAGAGTATCCGCTTCGGTCTTTTCAATATCCGAGATTAGTTTTTGTGTGGATATCTGAATGTTTTCAAGTAAAGCAACTTGTGTGGGGTCTGGTGGCTGTGGCTGATTAAGCCCTAACTCTTGAACTTCATCTTCAGTAGGTTCTACAGTCCCTTGCTGGATCATCCTAGCCCTGACACGTTTCGTTAGTTCTTCAGAGTCGTTTATGTCTAAGTTAGCAACGATTAAATCAATGCCTAATTCTTGAATCACTGGTGAACCGTTAGCCAGCTCTATTAGTTGTTGTGCTGATTCTACTCGCTTAGTGGCAAAAGCAGGGCCGGTATCTGTAACAACATCATACTTTCCTACTGTCAAATTATTGACTGTTATAGTCTTGCCTGATTGAATATCTTTTACATCTTCCATGATGCCGTTGATTTCTATCTGTTCACTAGTACCATCAACGTTTAATATTCTTACTGTTCTGGCTGTGTCGTAAATCTTTGGAATAAGGTCAATCAGTATCTCACCAGTGTATTGGATAGACTTTTTAAGGTTATCATTGTAAACAAATGAGCCTCTATCACCTTTCTCTGCTTGATCTCTTACTGATCTTTCACTAAGCAATTGTGGCGCGTTGCCAAGTGCTGGTGGATACATACCTGTAGTAGCGTGAATATCTCCACTTGCTTGTACTATCTGAGCAAGTAAGCCCTGTTGAACAGCAGGAGCGCCACCACGTACAGGTGGGCCAGGGGCTTTATCATCTGAGTTGTAAAACATAAAAGGGTCATTGGCAGTGTTGAAGTTTGCTAATGCTGTCTCATGCCCTGCCGCTTGATCTTTGGTTATCCAAATAGGGTCTTTTGGCGACATTGCGGTGACTTCAATCGCTTGACTAGTCGCATAGTTATAAATTCGTTGTGGGTCTTTGGCATCCCTTACCATACCTTTTACATAAGTACGGCCTTCAATGTGGTGAATCTGCCATTGAAGACGCTAGATTTGCTCATGTTCCAGGCGCTCAATGGGATGATGAATCCGCCAATAAGAGAATAGACAGACCTCGACTTAGTGTTAACAGAATAGAACCTGCTATCGACCAAGTTACAGGCGATCAACGACAAAACAGAACATCCATCAAAACTAGACCTGTTTCAAGTGGTGCCAATGAAAAGACCGCTAAAGTCTTCGATGGGTTGATTCGTAACATACAGTCCTTGTCTAAAGCTGAAAATGCTTATGATGCT